CAGTTTGTTGATGATAGACGTTTAAATAAGTTTCATCCACTCCAACGTCCCCTTTGGAATGGTGTTTCTGCTGATATGTGGAAAAGCGAAGAGTGGGCTGATTACCTAGCTGCTCATAATATGACAGACGAAGATGGATTGGTTGAAAAGAAAAGCACTATTGAAGGTTTCTTCTCGTGAGTGAGTATAAGCTTGGTAGTTGTTTAGATAATTTCGCTAGTGAAGAGTATGATTATTTCTTCACTAGCCCGCCATGCTATGAAGACCTTGGTTTTTTTGGAGTAGACATTAAACAACCTGAAACATATAAGACTAAGTTTTTTGACCTGATTGTTCCTATGATCAATCCTCGTCTAGGCACAGCAACTGTTTCTTTCACGGGCGATAGAAGAAATAATGGAAAAGTTTTGCCTAAGTTCAAATATGTTATTGACTCTTTTGGCGAAATGGGTTATTATATAAGAGATGTAAAGTATTCTAAGAAGAGCGAGAGTTATAATGCTTACTCTTCACAAATTATTCATATCTATACATTTCAAAAAGAAGGTGTCAAGGGTTTCCACAATATGAGGAAAGATGGCACATATCAGTCTTATGGTAAAGATTTTTGGGGTCCTTATGGTAAGGAAAAAAAGATTGATGGTGAGGTTGTCGGTCAACCGATTGAAATTGCTGAAAATTGTATTTTAAATTTTACAAACGAGGGTCATACCGTTTATGATCCTTTTGCTGGGATAGGCACCACGCTCGCAGCTGCTAAATTGCATAATAGAAATTATATTGGGTATGAAATTAGACAGGAAATATGGGCATATGGTAAAAACGTCTATGGACTATAAAATTGATTATCGTGATATGCAAAACCGTCAACTTGGTTTTGATAAATTTTATAAGTTTCATTGCGTAACTAACGATTGCTCTCCTGACATCGCCGTGGAACGGTGGATTGCTGATGATATGAATTTTGATTTCGAAAAGCGTTGCGTCATGGGATTGTTCCATGGCGCAACTTATGCTGGTCCTTGTGAATCTATGTTTGCTGATAAGTTCCCAGTCATGACGAGCGATGTGCAGCCGCTCGTTAATTTCTTTTTTGAAAACAAACAAAAGCTTCTTTTTTCGCCTGATTGCAAATACCGTAAAATGGTATTCGATAAATTCCTTTATTCTGTTGGCGAGTCTATCAAGCCGTATGGGACTTTGGGTAATTTTATCAAATCATGTTTTACGAGCGATAATAAATATACCAATTATGAAAATCTAAAAGACAAGTGTATGGAACAATGGTTTCATTGGGGGCGCATGGGTCATTGGTGCTTTTCAGAAGCTATTGAAAGATTCATTGATGCTCCCATAGAACCTCCAAATATGGAATTTGCTGACGGTAAAAGTCATCGTTCTGGTTGGGCGTTTTGTATAGGTCGTGACGATCTTACAGGTGATACTATTTCAGCAGCTGACTGTGCTTATCTAGAAGAAACTGCTGCTACATATATTAAGACGATAAACTTCCCACGTGCTGGTTTCTTCACTTTAGAAACTGCTTGCTGTAACTATAAGCGGCAGCACAAGGGTAGCCGTTATGGTGGATGTTATATCGATGAGCAGTATACAGAAACTATGCAAATGAAAAAAGATTGGCCAGAATACGATTGGCTCTGGGATAAATACCTTGAAGGCAGGCAAAACGTTATCCCAAGCTCCCTTCTTTACGAAAATAATCCTCACGAATCAGAAGATGCTTATTGTAAAGACTGGGTGCATTGCTTAAAAGATTTCGGTCGTATCCCTCGTATCGAAGCTTGGTACAACGAAGAACCTCAGCGTTGGACAAGTATTAAGAACATGCCTTTCTTCAATGTAGAAGCTGAAAATTCTATCTCTAAATTTTTCGAATAGGAGTTTGTTATGAAGGTTATTGCCATTGGTGGCGAGCCAGGTTGTGGTAAAACGACATTGATGAGGAAAATCGTAGAACGTTATAATCTACAACCTCATTTCGATACGGTCAAGCTTGTTCCCTATCATCAAAATAATAACATATACGTTTTGGGTAAATACGAAGATGCTCAGGTTTTTGCTGGCACTGATCGTATGAGTATGGCAGTTCAACCAGAAGCTATTAAGTTTTTGGCAACTTTGCCTTCTGATGCTATCTTACTTTACGAGGGTGATAGGTTGTTCACCGCTTCATTCCTTGAAGACTGTGTTGAAAAGTATGATACAAAAATAATTTATCTCGGAACTGAAAAGAGTGTACGTCAGGAACGGTATAAAGAGCGTGGTAGCGAGCAAGATGAAACTTGGCTTCGCGGACGCGAGAGTAAAATCTCTAACATTCTTACTAATTTTACTTTGCTCTTCAATATAGAAAGGTTTGAAAACAACAATCTTGAAGATCAGGAAAAGGTTATAGAATATATTATTTCTAATATAGAGGAAAAGTGATGGAAGAAACCGCTAATCAAAATTATGAAAGTCCAAATATTGAAGAAGAATTTAGAAAAACTATTATGGATAATTTGAATAATTTGACTCCCATTGATTATAAATATTGTGAGAATCAAATTTTGGCAGAATTTTACGACTATATAGATAGTACGTATTCTGCTCATTACAAGACTCAGGATCAAAATATCGAATGTTTTGATGCTTGGATCGCTCTTGGCGAATCTACACCGACTTTCCGTAACACAGCTATCAAGTATCTTTGGCGTTATGGTAAAAAGAACGGTAACAATAAAGCCGACTTGATGAAGGCTCTTCACTACACATTGATGTGTCTCTATGTTGATCATTATAAGGATGTTAAATAATGGAAATTCAAATCCCAATCGAAGAATTGAGAAAGAAAAAGCTTTTTATCGCCACCCCAATGTATGGTGGTATGTGTGCGGGTATGTTTGCTAGATCTGTCGCAGACCTTTCAGCCCTCTGCGCTCAGTATGGCATTCCTCTTCAGATGTATTTTCTTTTCAACGAGTCTTTGATCACTCGCGCGAGAAACTATTGCTGCGACGAGTTCATGCGTTCTGATTGCACGCACCTCATGTTTATCGATTCAGATATCGGATTTAATCCTCAGGACGTTATCGCCTTGATGGCACTTCAGGTTTTGAACCCTGACAAGTATGATATTATCGGCGGACCTTATCCTAAGAAGTGCATCAGCTGGGAAAAGATTAAGTCTGCTGTTGATAAGGGTGTTGCTGACGAGGATGCTAATGTCCTTGAAAAGTTTGTTGGTGATTATGTGTTTAATCCCAAGGGCGGTCAGCAAAGCATCGCGATCGGCGAGCCTTGTGAGGTTCTTGAGATCGGAACTGGGTTTATGTGTATCACCAAGGAAGCGATGCAGAAGTTCGCTGATACGTATCCTCAGTATATGTATAAGCCAGATCATGTTCGTACCGAGCATTTCGATGGCACTCGTGAAATTATGATGTTCTTTCAGGCAGAGGTTGACCCTGCTTCGAAGCGTTACCTGTCAGAAGATTATTGGTTCTGTCAGAAGGCACAGCAAGCGAATATCCGTACTTGGTTGTGCCCTTGGATGAGAATGCAGCATGTAGGCACCTATATCTTTGGTGGCTCCCTTGCTGATCTAGCTTCTATTGGAGCTTCTGCAACCGCTGACCCAGGCGCACTGGGTGGTAAAAAGAAAAAGTGAGGTAATATTATATGATGATTCAATTGACGCACCCAGAGCCTAATTATGAGTTTTGGGTAGATTATGATGAGATTGTAGTTATGGAAAGATACACCAAGCCAGCTTCTATGCTGATTCAAATGAACGATGATCGTCCTAATGTGACAGCGTTGGTTCTTAAGAACAGCAAGATCATGTCTTGTAAAGAAACTCCATCTCAAATTATGGTAATTGTGAAAGGAAATAAGTAATGAAAATTGACACATACACTGTTAATGTTTTGAAGAATTTCGCTAAAATCAATCCTTCTATCGTCATTCAGGAAGGTAATATTTTGAAGACAATCTCGCCTTCAAAGACTATCATGGCCAAGGCACATGTAACTGCCCAATTTCCTAAGAAGTTTGCTATTTACGATCTAAATCGTTTTCTTTCAACGATCAGTCTTTTTAGTGATCCTGAATTAAATTTCAAGGAAAGATTCGTTGAAGTTTCTGATTCTTCTTCTATGGGAACTAATTATGTTTATGCTGATGATGCTACCATCACTAAGGTCCCTGAAAAGGAAATTAACCTTCCTAGCGTAGACGTATCATTCACTCTTAAGAATGAAAATTTGAAGGAAATCGAAAAGGCTGCTGGAGTGTTGCAGCTTCCTGAAATTGCTGTCTCTGGCGATGGCAGTAAGGTTTACCTCAAGGCCATTGACAGCAAGAATCCTAGCGGTGACGTTTTTCATATCGCAATCGGCGAAACTGATAAGACATTTACTGCTATCTTCAAATCTGAAAACATTAAGATTATTCCAGGAGAGTATAAGGTGAGCATCTGCTCTAAGGGTATTTCTCACTTCAAGGGCGATGTTGCTGAATATTGGATTGCTGTCGAATCTAATTCGACTTTTTGATTTTGATGGGAGGGGTAACACCCTCCCTACTTCTTTATATTATGGAGATTTGTAATGAATGAAGAATTTCTCTGGGTTGAGAAATATCGCCCAAAAACTATTGAAGACACTATTCTTCCTGTTGATCTCAAAGCCACCTTTCAGCAGTTTGTCGATCAACAAAAAATTCCAAACTTGATTCTTTCTGGTACTGCTGGTGTTGGTAAAACGACAGTGGCTCGTGCTATGCTCGAACAGCTTGGATGTGATTATATCGTAATTAACGGATCTATGAATGGAAATATCGACACCCTCCGAAACGAAATCCTCAACTTCGCTTCTTCTGTTTCCCTGTCAGGTGGACGTAAGTACGTCATTCTTGACGAGGCGGATTACCTCAATGCAAATTCCACCCAGCCTGCACTC